CTCGCGAGAGAGGGCTTCTTGGAAAGTCCAAGATAAACTGTTTAGACAGATCATCTTTGATTTATCCTTCGCAAGAAGTATGGATCTTAGTTTGATCGCGGCATCCTGACGACCATCCGGTCATCTCAGCTTGTCCATTGTCAGACAGGAACCAAAACGTTGGTTAACGCTTTTGGGTCATGTAAGCCTAAAATCCGGTGTTGCACTAACTTGGGGAGCACAGATCGTGAGGTCTGTGGAAATGTTAACCCTTGAGCCTACCCGGCTCTTGGGGGTGTAACAGTCCAGATGGCCGTGAGGCCTCTGGGCTTCCGACAGGTCAGATCGTGACAACCTTGCTGCGCTTTATCCCGGTTGGGGAAGGGATGGACTTAATTCAGCCATCTTGGAACCGAAGGGGCGAGCATGGAGCTGCCCCGTGCAGTTCTGTCTTCCTTACTGCGGGAGACACAGGGTAATTAGGCTTCGTCACCATTCCATCCGAACGTGCGAAGCACGCCTGGTATATGGAATCTAGGTGAAGGCTCATTGACATGGACTTTGAAGCTTCAAAGCAAAAGGGGAAGTCATTCCCTGGATGTGGCGGCGTCACTGTTTCATGTGCCCATAGCGTTAGCTGGTACACACTATGCAGTGCTGCGGTACGACGGGAATCTAGGGAGCCTTATCTCGATAAGAACTGGCTAAGTTCCTTCGAATAAGGACTTGGTCAGGCTCTCTAGGGGGCCTGTACGACCCTGCTTGTAGTTGCTGTGAATCCAGCGCGGTACCTTACCGACTCTACCAAGAGCGCCTGCGGCCGAGCGGTGACATAGTTACCGTCTCGAAACCGAAGGTGGAACAGCCTATTACTAGGATAATTAAAATTATGTCAAATGAAATTCTTACTTCAGAGTCTAAGACTCAAGAATGCAAGGATACTCACAAGACCTGTTTCATGGCGTCCAGATTTAAAAGTCTGGAGACGCTGGCTGGAGCCAGGAGTTTCCTGGATCCGGATAGCGTCAGGCAAAGTATCTCGCTCAAGAATCATACAACTAGCGCAGTTCGCAAAGAAGTGTGTGTCCATTGGTAAGGCTTCTGGAAGCAGAGGTCTGGTTCTGTACCTGAAAGTCTGTAATGTTGCACTTATGCAATCATTACCCGGAGGTAAACTGTCTTTCCAGTCAAGGAAGATTGGAAAGGTTGCAGTTTCCCGGTCTCGGGATGGACTCCCGCGTATCATGCCTGCATTCGTGCGGAGACAAATACGTTCTGGAAACAGAGAGACGATCCGGCTTTGGTTAACATTCTTCGGAATGTACCGTGTGATGCCCTGTAAGGGACGGCCTAATTTCTCATCGATTTTAGACCTAGGTAGAGAGTTAAGGGCCCCTTTCCTTGCGGATTGGAAAGCCTTTATACTCAATACCTTCCTTCCAGGGATTCAAGCACACTCGGAGGTCGATCTCAAGAAATTGAGATTCGATCTAACCACCGATCTTCGGGATATAGATCCCGAAGAGTACGGGCGGCCTGAACCGTTTGTGATCTCTTCAGTCTCTGCAGACCGATTTGAGGATCCCAAAATTAAAGATAAGGTCTTTAACCTCAAGTCTGCTAAGAAAACTGTACCATCCTGGCTTTCCGGTACACCAACCTCGTTTGCGCACCGATTCTCATCAGCGATGATGTGGATAGCTACTCCGTCAAAAGAGGGCTTCGCGTCCTTAGACTCTAATCTATTACGTGATTTCCTGGAATCTATTCCAGGCGGTTACGGAACGACTAAGAGCCTTTGGACGCTGCTGGAAGACACCGCCGTGTTTTATCGGCGGGCCCGTGCGACAGATCGGACAATCGTCCGAAATGCGCATGGATACGGCAAGAACATCTGCGGACGTCTTGCCCTCCTTCCGGAAGCAGCGGGGAAGGTTCGGATTGTAGCTCTGGCAGACTGCTGGACCCAGTGGGCGCTTTATCCACTACACAAGTGGCTCTTTGGCATCTTGAAAGAGATTCCTCAAGATGGGACATTCGATCAATTAAAACCGATCGAGCGTCTGTTAAAGCGGGTAGATTCCCAGACGAACATCTACTCTTATGATCTTTCGTCCGCGACAGATCGTATCCCCATTAAGATCCAACAGATCCTGCTAGCGTGTATATTTGGACAGAGGTTCGCAAGAACCTGGGCAGCCCTTTTGGTTGGCCGTCCCTATACGATCCCTCAAAAGATCGCAAGGGAGCAAAACGTTGGAACTAGGTTCCTCCGCTATGCGGTCGGTCAGCCGATGGGTGCGTACTCCTCTTGGGGTATGCTTGCTCTGGTCCATCACGCGATGGTGCAGTATTCCGCACAACGAGCGGGCATCAACGGTTGGTTTACCCTATACGCGGTATTAGGTGATGACATAGTCATTGCTAACGACCGCGTCGCCAAGAAGTATCGGATATTATGCCGGTTACTTGGAGTGGAAATTGGGCTAGCGAAAAGTCTAGTGAGCTCGGGGAAAACCCTCGAGTTCGCGAAAAGGTTCTTCTATGAAGGATCTGACCTGTCCGGCATGCCAACAAAGTTCTGGGCTGCAGCGCAGTCCCAGTCCGGAGTAGCATGCGCACTAGCTGCCTGGTACCCTTCAGGTACTCTCGGGAACTTCGTACGAGCTCTTGGCGGAGGGTTCAGAGTCGCTTCAAAGGTGGGTACTACACGTTGGGGCAAATTGTCCAAACGGGTACTCTCACTCTGCGTATCTCTGACGAATCCAGTTTTGGGGGCTCGATTGGCTTTCAAGACTTGGCCTGAATGGCTATGGAGCCAAAGTGCTGACACTTCGCGTCCTATGGACGCGGATAGTCTTACACGATTAACTCCATTTTGTACTGCGGTACAGAGCAGTCTGGTGGATCCCGCAATCGCCAGCCTAGAGAGACACCAGGAGGATTTATTCTTCCTGGAGAAACTCGAAGATCCGGTAACTAGGTTAACGGATGCTGCAGCAAACAAGGCTATTGTCTCTGCAACCAATTCTCTCGAACTGCATTCGAAATCTCTTCGTCACCTCCAGGCACTTAACATCAAGTTTAACTTGGTGCAAGTCTCAGCCATTATTACTCAGATATGGAGATCTGTTGATAAGGCGGGACTGGTGCCGTTGCCTTCAACCAAGGCGACTGTACGCCCCGAGCTAGACCCTTTCGCTCTACGGGTTTCTTCAGTATACAAATACTGGGGTCAACTGCGTAGACTTGTAGCTCTGGAGAGCCCTCGAAGAGGGACGCGGAACGAGGTAGGACCTGAGAATGAATAAAGAGCATTCTCTATCCTCGGCAGGGATGGAGACTAAAGATACTTCCCACTACTAACTCCTTGTCCCAAGGGACTTTGGAGGAAACAGTTGAGTGCATCCTTAAGCACCATGACACCGAGAAACTCAAAGAGGG